CCATCAAACGCAGCTGGCTGGAACAAGCGGCGAAGAACTTCAATCCAGCCACCTATGGTGCTCGCATCTGGCTGGAGCACTTCCGTAGCCTGCTGCCCGACAGCCCTTTCAAGGCCTACGGTGACGTGCTCGCAGTCAAGACCGAAGAAGTGGAAATCAACGGCCAAAAGAAGCTGGCTCTGTTCGCCCAGGTCGAGCCGACGCCCGATCTGATCGCCATGAACAAGGCCAAGCAGAAGATTTATACCTCGATCGAAATCGACGACAGCTTCTCGGACACCGGCGAGGCCTACATCGTCGGCCTGGCGGTGACCGACTCCCCGGCCAGCCTGGGGACCGACGTACTGTCTTTCTCCGCGCAAAAGCCAGAATCCAGCCCATTCAAAGACCGTCATTATTCCGCGACATCGATGTTCACCGAGGCGGTGGAAACCGAGTTGCAGTTTGAGGAAATCGAGGACAAACCCAGCCTCGGCGCCCAGCTCCTCAGCAAGGTTCAGGCGCTGCTGGGCGGCAAACAGGCGAAGGACGATGCAGAGTTCGCCCAGATCGGCCAGGCCGTCGAAGCGATTGCCGACCACGTCAAAGACCTGCCGGATCAAATCGCCGCCGAGAAGAAATTCTCCGGCGAGCTGAATACCAAGGTTGAGCAGCTCAGCAAAGACCTGGTCGAGCTGAAAACCACCCTCGGCAAAACCCAAGACCATTCCCAAACCCAGCGACCACCGGTAACCGGCGGCGGCAAACAAGCCCTGGCTGAGTTCTGACCTGCGGCCTACACCGCCCAGCCCACCATCGGAGACACCCATGCGTAACGACACTCGAAAACTCTTCACCGGCTACCTCAGTCAGGTCGCACTGCTCAACGGCGTTGAATCGGCCACCGCCACATTCAGCGTCGACCCAACCATCCAGCAGCGCCTGGAAACCAAGATTCAGGAGTCGAGCGAGTTCCTGACCAAAGTCAACGTCATCGGCGTTGATGAACAGGAAGGCGAAAAGGTCGGACTGGGCGTGGGCGGCACCGTTGCCAGCCGTACCAACACCAACGTCAAAAAACGTGAGCCGCGCAGCATCGGCACTCTGTCGAGCGATAAGTACAAGGCCGAGCAGACCGACTTCGATACCTTCGTCAGTTACAAACAGCTCGACGCCTGGGCCAAGTTCCCGGACTTCCAAACCCGCCTGTCCAGCGCCATCGCCCAACGTCAGGCGCTCGACCGTATCCAGATCGGTTTCTACGGCACCTCGGCTGCCGAGCAGACCGACCGCACCGCGCACCCGCTGTTGGAAGACGTCAACATCGGCTGGCTCCAGCAATACCGCACCCACGCGCCCGACCGCGTGCTGAAGGAAGGCGCCGTCGCCGGCAAGATCACCATTGGCAAAACCGGCGACTTCAAGAACATCGACGCCCTTGTCTACGACGCCATCCAGTTGCTCGACCCTTGGTACCGCCGCAATCCAGGCTTGGTGGTGCTGACAGGGCGCGAACTGGTCCACGACAAGTTCCTGGCCTTGGTCAACAAGGACCAGGACTCGACCAACACCCTGGCCAGCGATCTGATCATCTCGCAACGCCGCGTCGGGGGCTTGCCGCTGTACGAGGTACCGTACATCCCCGAAGGCACGATCCTCATCACCACCTTCGCCAACCTGTCGGTGTACTGGCAGATCGGCGGGCGCCGCCGCTACCTCAAGGAAGAGCCGGAGTGGAACCGCGTCAGCAACTTCGAATCGTCGAACGAGGCGTACGTGGTCGAGGAATACGGCCTGGGTTGCCTGCTGGAAAACATCACCCCAGTCGAAGACGCCGGCGGCGAGGGTTAATCCCATGGCACTCAGCATCGCCCAAGCCCACCAACGCCGCGCTCGCGCGGCCATGGAAGCAGCGAAATCAGCACCGCAGCAATCCATGGCTGGTGCGACCGCTTATGAGCATCAGTTGAATCAGTTGCTGCAAGACCGGTTGCGCCTGAAATCCATCCAGTCCAACGAGGGCAAGGCTGCACTCAAGGCACAGTTGTTGCCCGAGTACATCCCGTATGTCGAGGGAGTACTTGCAGTGGGCAACGGTGCTCAGGACGACGTCTTAACCACCGTCATGGTCTGGCGCGTTGACGTCGAGGACTACAGCGGTGCCCTGGACATCGCCGACTACGTGCTCAAGCACAAGCTGATCATGCCGGACCGTTTCGAACGCACCACCGGTTGCCTGGTGGCGGAAGAAATCGCCACGGCCGCGCTGAAATCGCAAAAGGCCAATGGCAGTTTCGACCTGAGCATCTTGCACCGCACCGTCGAACTGACCGACGCCGAAGACATGCCCGACCAGGCTCGCGCCAAGCTGTACCTGGCAACCGGTCGCGCGACGTTGGATGGCATCACCGCCGAAGAGCCAGGCCAGCCTGGACAGATCCAGGCTGGTATTGACCTGCTCAAACGTGCCATCGAACTGCACGACGGCTGCGGCGGTAAGAAAGATTTGGATGGCGCAGAACGCCTCCTGAAAAAGCACGCTGCCACCAGCAGCTAACCGAGCGTCCCCACGCACCCCGCCGGCTCGGGGCGGATCGGCCAGGCCGCTCCTCCTGAACGTGAAGCCCCGACCACCGGCGACCTATTTTTCGAGTGCAGTCATGAGCGCATTTGTTGCCAGCGGCACCGTCGACAGCGGCCACATCAACACCGACCCATTCTGGCCGTCGATTGACTTGGACGGTTTACGCTCCACCCTGCGCATCGACGCCAGCGTCACTCCGGCTCGTCTGGAGACTGCCGTGATCGCCGCCGCGATCAATCTAAATAACGAACTGAGCGAATGGCGAACGACCCAACAGGCTGCGGGCTACAACACTCTGGCCGAAGTTCCGGGTGACCGCATCAAAGACGTGTCGGTAAAGGTTCATCTCTATCGCCGCGCGATCGAAGCCGGCACCGGAGCCGAAGTCTGCGAGCGTTACCGCGACTACAGCGCCACCAATGCCGGTAGCCAAAAAGCTGAAGAGCTTACCCCCAACATTGACGACTACCGCCGCGACTTGCGCTGGGCTGTGCGCGACTTCCTCGGCCGCAGCCGCACCACCGTGGAGCTGATCTGATGCCTGTCGCCGTCCGCGCCAATCAGAGTGACACCGTCGACGCCCTCTGCTGGCGCTACTACGGCCGCACCGCAGGCGTCACCGAGGCCGTACTTGAAGCCAACCCCGGCCTGGCCGACTACGGCCCCGTCTTGCCGCAAGGCCTTGTCGTCAACATGCCCGAAGCCCAAACCAGCGCGCCCCAGCGGCAGATGGTGAACCTATGGGACTGACATCGCAGCACCAAGCCCTTGAACCCACCAACCCTGGACAACGGAATGAAGCGCATGCCTGACCGTCCCGACACCTGGGCCTGGCTCGCCGCCTGGCTCGAACAGAACTGGCCGACTCTTTACGCCGGAGTCCTCGCCCTGATCATCGCCGCCCTGCGGATCATGTACGGCGGCGGCACCCTGCGCCGCATGGTAGTCGAGGCTCCGTTGTGCGGAACCTTGGCACTGGCCGCCAGCCATGGCTTGGCGCTGCTCGGCATCCCGACCTCCACCGCGCCATTTTTTGGTGGAGTGATCGGCCTGCTCGGCGTTGAAGGCACCCGCGCTGCGGCCAAGAAGTTTTTCAACCGAAAGGTAGAGCAACTATGACCACCCTTCGCCACGGTGACCGCTCGCAAGCGGTCCTGATGCTGCAAAAGAATCTCAACAAGCACGGCGCCAGCCTGGTGCCGGATGGTGACTACGGCGATGCTACCGAGGCTGCCGTTCGCGCTTACCAGGTCAAAGTCGGTCTGGTCGCCGATGGTGTAGCCGGCAACAAGACGCAAACCAGCCTTACCGGCGGCGATTGCGCCCAACTGCTGCGCAACAATGACCTGGTGCTCGCTGCCGAACGCCTCCGAGTGCCGCTGGCGAGCATCTACGCGGTCAACGAAGTGGAATCCAAGGGGAAGGGCTTTCTCGACAACGGCAAGCCGGTAATTCTGTTCGAACGCCACATCATGTACCGCCAGCTCGCCACGGCTCGAAACGCAGGTGATGACCCGGCTGAACTCAAGCGGCACGCCGCCCAGCTCGCCACAGCCAACCCCGCCCTGGTCAACCCGAAGCCCGGCGGATACATCGGTGGTACCGCCGAGCACCAGCGCCTCGCCATGGCCCGACTGATCGACGACACCGCCGCCCTAGAGTCGGCTTCCTGGGGCGCCTTCCAGATCATGGGCTTCCACTGGAAGCGCCTCGGCTATGCCAGCGTGCAGGACTTCGTGGTGGCAATGAGTACCGGCGAATCACAGCAGTTCGACGCCTTCACCCGCTTCATCGAGACCGACCAGACGCTACACAAGGCCCTGAAAGCGCGCAAATGGGGCGAGTTCGCCAAGCTCTACAATGGGCCGGATTATCTGCGCAATCTCTACGACACCAAGCTCCAGCGCGCCTACGAGCGGCACTCCGGTTGCGAGTGTGGGCAAGGAGTGGCGGCATGATTGACTTCAACGCGGTAGAAAAACTGCGGGTGCAGGACGGTGACGTGCTGGTGGTGCCGGAGTCGTCCGAGCAGGACGACATGCAGCTCTTGGCCGAGTCCATTCAGATAATGAACGGTGCCAGAGCCGTGATCGTGCGCGGCCCCATCAAGCAGCTCGACACCGCAGCCATGAACAAACTCGGCTGGTACCGCGCGTGAGCACCCTGCGCCAGGCCCTATACGGCTTCGCCCTGCTCGGTGCCCTGATGCTGCTGATCTGGGGCCAGCAACAACGCATCAATGCCGCAGAGAACAATACCAAACTTGCAGCAGAGGAGGCCACGGATGCCCGGAAGGACGCTGACCGCAACCTGGAAACCGTCAACACCCTCACCGCCACCTTGAAACAGGAGCGCGACACCCAGAGCACCCTGCGCATCCAACAGGATCAACTGCGCCAAGGCTTGGCAAAACGCGAGCGAACCATAGAGGACCTGAAACGTGAAAACTCCGAACTACGCGACTGGGCTGCTCTGCCTTTGCCTGACGCTGCTCGCCGGTTGCGCGAGCGCCCCGCCCTCATCGGCGCCGCAGCTTACCGTGACTGGCTGTCCGGCCGTGGTGCCGTGCCAACTACCAGCGACCAGCCCGAGCAATAACGGGGACCAGTTGACCGATCAGGACCGCGTGGAAGCTGCCTGGGCCGATTGCGCCGCCCAGGTCGACATGGTCTACAAGCACCAGCAGGCCCAACCATGAACAAGCCCGAAAGCCTGCGCGCCCACCTACTGGCCTGCGTGGCCGAGTTGAAGCACAACCCCGACCGTCTTCTGATCTTTATCAACAATGGAAAAGTCCGCTGCACCGCTGCTAGAAGCCTGTCATTTGAGTACAGCTTTGACCTGCAGATCATTCTCACCGATTTCGCAGGACATCCCGACAGTGTGATGTTGCCAATCCTCGGCTGGCTCAGCGTCAACCAGTCCGAACTGCTGGAAAACCTCGATAACGTAAAAAACGGTATCCAGTTCGAAGCCGAAATCCTCGACACCAGTAAGGTCGACCTCGGCCTAACTCTGGCGCTGACAGAGCGGGTGATCGTAGGTAAGGATGACCAAGGCAGCACTACCGTTAAGCATGCCGGCGAGCCGCAACGCGTCGCGGGTTACCTTGATCCGAATTGGGTACCAGGTGCACAAGGCAATTCCAGTGAATGGGTAGTGCCCCAATGAACGGCAGCCTAGAGGCCCTTGAAGACTGGGCAGCACCACTGCTCCGAAAGCTGGCGCCAGCAGATCGCGGGAAGCTTGCTCGTAGCCTGGCTCAGCAGCTCCGGCGCAATCAGCAGCAGCGCGTCAAGGCTCAGGCGAACCCGGATGGAAGCAAGTTCGCTTCAAGAAAGGCAAGGGATTTGCGCGGAAAGAGGGGACATATCCGTCGCAAGGCCGAGATGTTCCAGAAATTGTGCAAGGTGGCTTATCTCAAAGCCAAAGGCGATGGGAGCGCCATCAGCGTTGGATTCACCGGCCGGGTTGCCCGGATAGCGCGGGTCCACCAAGACGGGTTGAGGGACCGCGCAGAACGAAACGCACCGCAGGTCCAATACGATCAGAGGGAGGTTTTGGGCTTTACCGAAGCTGACTTGGAAATGATTCGCGACAGGTTACTGGAGCACCTGGCACCTTAAAGAACTCTATGCTGTGTGGTAGGATGAGAGGCAA